CTGTAATAAACTTTACACCGTCTAGAGGAAATGATAAACATACAAGGGTTAACTCAGTTGCACCTCTATTTGAGAGTGGATGCATATGGGCGCCCACCGACAAGGCGTTTGCTCAGGAGGTGATTGAGGAATGTGCAGCGTTTCCGTATGGAGATCATGACGACCTAGTTGATTCCATGACCCAAGCGGTGATGCGTTTTAGACAAGGAGGGTTTATTGAACATCCAGAAGATTATTTGGATGATCCATTACCACAAGAAAAAAAGGAGTATTATTAGTTTATGAAGGGATTATTAGAATTAATCAAATTGATCTTTGGACCCAAAGCGATATCTAAAACGATTGGTACAAGAACCAATGTTATTCGATTGCCTAATAATAAAACTAAACGATACACCAAACAAGATTTAAATATAGAAGCTGCATCTGATGCAGCAGCTATGAATGCTAAAAAAGAAATGGAAGAACTCATTCCTGAGATTCCTAAAATGAACGATGCTGAACGATTAATTTTTGAAGGCAATTTACGAAGATTAAAAAATAAATTAGGCATACGTTCCGAAACAGATCCAACAGCCGAAGTATTTCAATTTGGAACCAAAGAAAAAGTTACACCAGGAGGAATTGCTTCCTTAACCGAACAAGCAGGACAAAAAGCTCCCCCAGGTACGGTTATGGGCAACCTCGAATCTCGCCTCAACAAACTCCGAGCGAGCGGCGAGGGACTAGAAACATTGACCAAAGGTAAAGGTAAAACGTTAGATGAAATTATGGGAGATGTTGCTAGTAGTCAACAAGGAATGCGACAACTTGAAAAGGAAGGTTTAGTTAGAGCAACCGCAAGAGATATTATTACTACCGATATTAAATCTGGAAAATTAAAACTTCCTAAAGAATTAGAACAACAAATTTTAGAAGGTGGTGGAGAACCTATTGATGTATTAAGAAATGTATATGGAGAAGATGCGTTAGAAGTATTAGATAGTTTAATACCTGAGTTTTCTAAATTAAGAACTTCTACGGAAGCAGAAAAATTAGCAAGATCTAAATTTACATTTAAACCAGATGTTAATAGACCTAAAGGCTCTATGTCTTTAGAAGAAGCGAAAAAAGCAGAACAGGAAAATATATTAACACCGAAGAAACCAGAAGACCCAGAAGAATTTGCAACCGGTGGCAGAGTTGGTTTTAATCAAGGAACTTTAAATCCTGCAAAAGAAAAACAAATTAAGCAAATGATTAAAATGGGAGCAGATGTATCTACCATTAGTGCTATCACAGGAGCAACTCCTGAACAGATTCAACAAGTACAACAGACACCAAGAACGAAAAATGCAACCGGTGGCAGAGTGGGTATGGCTATAGGTGGAGATCCTTTCACTCAAGCGGAGCAACAACAAAGAGCAAGACAATCTTATCAAGATTATTTAGATCGTATTGGTTATCAAGGAAGACAACAACTAGGAACGTATACTGCTCCAACTGGAGTGAACACTTCTGCCTATCAAGGATTTAGTGTTCCTACAAGTTCCACGTCAAATATACCATCAGCTGTAAGTTCAACACCATCTTCCACAGCATCCTACGGAACATCTTCAACACCATCTTCCACAGCATCCTACGGAACATCTGTAGCTTTACCAGCAACTGGTGATTACAGAGGCACTGTATACAAAAGTGCAAGCTCAGGCGCAGGTAGTTCTTCCGGTGCAGGTAGTTCTTTTGGAGGCGGAGGAGGTGGAGGAACATCAGTAGGGACATCAACTGGAACACCACCTGCATTAGAAGCTGTTCAACCTAGTGTTTCAGGTGGGATTATGGGTCAATTTCAAAATACACCTGCTGAAGCTTTTACCGCAAAGATTGAAGATATGACTCCAAGTATTGACCCATCAACAGGTCAAGAATTTTATAATGTTACTTATAGCGATCCTCAATCAGGTAATATTATTGGACAAGAAAGATTTACTGGATCTTTAAGTGATTTAGAAGATTATAAAGTTCAAGGAGAATTACCAAGTGGTGAGTGGTATACAAAATATCAAATCCCTTCTTATGATTTAACTGGAAGAGATGCCGCAGGAGTTTCGTTAGAAGGTATAAGAAATCCTTTTGAAGTTCCTGATTTAGAGCCAGGGTATGAAGCAGTTCCTGATTTAGAGCCAGAGTATGATCCAAGAATTCCAGGTATGTCATATGAATTCTCAGCTTATGAAGGAATTTTACCTGGATATACTTATAATGAAAGTCTCGATAGTTACATGGATCCAAGTGGAAAGTTTCTTAGTAGAAGTGGTTATTATGATGCTATTGCTAATTATAACGCTACAGAAAAACCATTGACACCATACGAACAATATGTACAGAGTACAGAAGGTGTCCCAATGAGTGAAGCACAATATAATGCAACCAAACAACTTGCTCCTGATGGAGATATAGCAGCAGCTGGTTTCACTTCATCTGAAGAGTTTCAAAAAGCAAGAGATGAACTTGCTGCTCAGTTAGAAGGTATGACAAATCTAGAAGGTATGAGAAATCCTTTTGAACCATTTCCTGTTTTAGAAAACCCTGATTTAGAACCAGGATATGAGGCAGTACCTGCAAGTGAATTTGGACTTTATAACCTTCCAGGTACAATTACTTTGACACCAGAAGGACCTGTGTATACAGAACAAGGTATGGGAGTTCCTGAAGGTGGAGAACTTGCAATTGAAGTTCCGCAAGGACCCTCTATGACAGATAAACTTCTTGAACAAGCTAAAGGAGCAGGGAAAAATTATTTAATTGCTACAGCTTTAAATGCTGTTGTACCTGGTTTAGGTGCTCTTTATACAGGAGGAAAAATGGCTTATAATATGATTCCAGAATCAATTAAACAAAAAGCAGTGGAACAACTTTATAAACTAGATCCAGAATCAGCTCCTGGATACAGAGAACAATTTTTTAGTGGACAACCACTAACAGGATTTAATTCATAATTATGGATAAAAAACTTAAAGAATTATTAAAAGATGATATGTTTTTGGGTTGGAAAGAACTATATGAATTAGATCCAAAGATTGCTGCGATTGATCCTAATCATGAAAAATATTTACAAATTTTAAAAATGGAACAAATTCAGCCTAAACCTGAAGAAGCATCTACCAAAGGTTTAGATGGTTTAATACAAAATGCTGCATACCGAAAATGGAAATCAATTTATGAAACAAGTCCTGATGCAGCTCAAGTTCTTCCTAACCATGCTCAGTTCCTAGAGATGTATCAACGTCAAGGAAAAAAATCAGGTGGCATAGCATATTTAATGGGGATGTAATTCCATGAAGCTTCATGAATTTAATCAGATGATGGCATACATCACTCGACCTGCTCGATCCAAGCCACTAGATGCTATGGACGATTATGTTCGTGATCCTGAATATTATCATGATGTCATGCCAGAAATGCAAGGCATGGAAGATACGATTAATCTAGACTACCCAATGCCAGTGCAACCAGGCATGGACGATCCAAGTTTACGACAAGTAGAATTAGCGGAAGGTGGAACACCTGCAGGTAAAAAGACAGAAAAAATAACTAGAGTAGGAAAACCTGTGTATGAAACTTCTGAAGGAGAAATGGTGTCTGAACAATCTAGAACTCTTAAATTAGGAAATTTATATTACAACGTTCCTAGCATCCATGATGGAAAGAAATATACCGATGAGCAATTAGTAGAATTATTAAATAAAAATTTAATTAGTCCTACTAGTGTACATTCTAGTTTAGAAGGAGCACTAGACGAATCTAAATTTAGAAGCTCTACTTTGTTTGATACCGAAGAAGATTATGGACAACAATTGTCTGCACGGGAAGGAAGTTTTGCAGAGGGTGGTGTCGTGCAGCGAGAAGGGTTTAGTCAAGGATCTGAAGCATTAGAAAAATATAGCCCGGAAATGTATAATAAATTTTTAGAGATCAGTAAAAAATATGAAGGAACTGGAGTAAGAATAGTTCCTAATATAGATAAAGGAAACCTTTTTATTAAAATAACAACAGAACCTCGTTATAAAGATCTTAGGGGTAAAGATATAAAATTAAATTATCGAGTAGATAAACTTGGAGAAGAAGGACTATCTCAAATAGAAAAAAATGCAGATGCAATAGTATCTAATATATCCCCAGAATATCAAAAACAAAGAAGCTTACAAGTTGAACGTATGCAAACAGAGGCTAAGAAAAAAAGCAAGACAGGTCTTTATGGCACAAGAAAAGAAACAGTAAAACAAATTAATCAAATTGTAGAAGAAGTTGCAGAAGGAAAAAGACCTCTTTTTGATCTTTCTAAACTTTCAAGAGGTGAGTTATTAGAAGGATCTGAATATAAAAAAACAACAGATTTTTTAGGATATGATTATGCAAAATCTAAACCAAGATTTTTAACTAAGAAAAATTTTAAAATATATCAAAATAAAATAGAACCTTATTTAAAAAGTATCAGAACAACTGTGTCTATGGATAAAAATCCAATAGCTACAGAAGAATTTAAAAATGCAACCATTGACACAATTGAGGACTTAAGAGTTAAATATCCAACTGTGGCTGCTTATGACATACCTAAAAATGTAGGTCAACATATGATGAAATCTATTGAAAGACATGTAGATGCAGGAGGAAAAAAATTTACAAAAATTAGTGGTGACAATATGTCTAATTATATTTTTAAAGAAACATCTACAGGGAAAAAATTTAGTGCAGATATCGTAAATAAAAATCCCACAAATAAAAAATGGAAAAATTATGTGGATGTTTATAACAATGTAAAAGATATTAATTATAACACTCAATTTATAGATAAAACTACAGGAGAACTAACTACTCCGGCAGAAGCGTATAGAAAATTAACTGGTACTTCAAGAGGTGTCCCCGTAGAATTTGATCATTTTAATGAGTTAGGTGTTTTTGGAGATCCAATTAAAAATGTAGGCATTTCCCCTGTAACAGCAAACAAGGCTGCAAATATTCCAGGAATTACAGAAGAACAACTAAAAAAAGGATTTGGAAGAATGAGTAATATAGATTTAGAAGGAAATAAAAATAGAACAGTTAAGTTTTTGCAAAGATCTTTAATTGAACAAAAAATGAATCCAAATTTTAAATTTAAAAAACCTTTAGAAAAATTAAAAACAATTGATACACGAGCAGGCGAAGAAAAAATAAAAACAACCATTGAGAATATTGGCTGCCCTACAGGATCATTAAAAGCAGCTAATGGAGCCAACTGTTATATTAAAGGAGCGGAAAAAATCCAAGCAGGAAAATTAAATCAAAATGAATTTAACGTTTTACAAAAAGCAGTTAAGTCACCTGCTGTTGCAAAGGCTGTTAAATATGGGGGTGTAGCTTTAAAAGGATTAGGAGCGTTATTCGCTCCATTAATGGTTTATGATACTTACACTGAATACAAAAAAGGAAAACCTATTTCTGAAGCATTGGAATACGGATTACTTGGAACCAACATTATTGGTGGTACTAGGGACGAAATGAAATTAACCCCACAAGAACGAGAAGCGAGAGGAGTACAACAACAGTATGAAAGAGAACAACAAGATGTATCAGGTCTTAGTAGCGATTTTTATGTTCCTTCTGATTTGTCAGCTGATCAAGCTGCCAAAATTTATAAACAAGGTCAAGATAGAGTTGCAGCGGAACGAGCAGCTGAAGAAAAGCAAGTAGCAGGTGAAAGAATATATGAAGGAGGTCCTGGGATATCAGACTATTCAGAATAATGTAATATGATTAAACCTAAGAAATTAACTACCACCATACCCCCTACATCAGGCCCGCAGCCACAAGGCTTGAATATTAATTATAATACTGTTAAAACAGTACGATTGGAGAAAATAAATGGCAGAGATAGACAAAGCGCTACCGAACGTAGAGCAGACAATAAAAATAGATCCTAAAGAAATCGAACAGGAAATAAGCGAAGCTCAAGAACAAGCTCAAGAGCAAGCAGATCCAGTTGATATTGTTGAAAATGAAGACGGTAGTATTGATATTAATTTTGATCCTAGAGCCGCTGGCCCTGAACAGGGTATGGATCATTTTGAAAACCTTGCAGAATTTTTACCCGATGAAGTTATTGATCCATTAGGAAACGAACTTGTTTCAAATTATCAAGATTATAAAAATTCTAGAAAAGATTGGGAAAAAACTTATGTTCAAGGTTTAGATCTTTTAGGTTTTAAATACGATCAAAGATCAGAACCTTTTCAAGGTGCTTCAGGCGCAACTCACCCTGTATTAGCAGAAGCAGTAACTCAATTTCAAGCGTTAGCTTATAAAGAACTTCTTCCAGCTAGTGGACCTGTTAGAACTCAAATTTTAGGATTATCTAGTCCAGAAAAAGAACAACAAGCACAACGTGTTAAAGATTTTATGAACTATCAAATCATGGATCAAATGAAAGATTATGAACCTGATTTTGATCAAATGTTATTTTATTTACCTTTAGCAGGTTCTGCCTTTAAAAAAGTTTATTATGATTCATTAGAACAAAAAGCAATTTCTAAATTTGTACCTGCGGATGATTTAGTGGTTCCTTACTCAGCAACTTCATTAGATGATGCTGAAGCCATTGTTCATGTTTTAAAAATTTCAGAAAACGATTTAAGAAAACAACAAGTTGGTGGTTTTTACAGAGACATTGATTTATCCCCTAATGCTTCAAATGAAACCGATGTTGAGAAAAAAGAGAGAGAATTAGAAGGACAATCGACAACAGGGAAACAAGAAGATGTTTACAATTTATTAGAGTGCCATGTCAATTTAGATATTGAAGGTTTTGAAGACCTGGATCAATTTGGTGAGCCTACTGGAATTAAACTTCCGTATGTTGTAACAATTGACGAAGGTTCAAGAAAAATTTTATCCATTAGAAGAAATTATGAATTAAATGATCCAAATAAAAATAAAATTAATTACTTTGTACATTTTAAATTTTTACCTGGATTAGGGTTTTATGGATTTGGTTTAATCCACATGATTGGTGGACTATCAAGAACAGCAACAGCTGCGCTACGACAATTACTTGATGCAGGAACATTATCTAATTTACCTGCAGGATTCAAGCAACGAGGAATTAGAATAAGAGATGATGCTCAAGCTATTAAACCTGGTGAATTTAGAGATGTAGATGCTCCAGGAGGTAATATTAGAGATGCATTTATGATGCTTCCATTTAAAGAGCCTTCTCAAACACTTCTAAACTTATTGGGTGTCGTTGTACAAGCTGGTCAGCGCTTTGCATCTATAGCTGACTTACAAGTAGGTGATGGGAATCAACAAGCGGCAGTGGGAACGACAGTTGCGCTTTTAGAAAGAGGATCAAGGACGATGTCTGCGATTCACAAAAGAATTTATGCAGCGCTTAAAAATGAGTTTAAATTATTAGCACGAGTTTTTAAAATTTATTTACCACAAGAATATCCATACGATGTTGTAGGAGCAGAAAAAACTATTAAACAATCTGACTTTGATGATAGAGTAGATATTTTACCAGTTGCAGATCCAAATATTTTTTCACAAACACAGCGTATATCTCTTGCACAAACAGAAATGCAATTGGCAACATCTAATCCACAAATGCACAACATGTATGAAGTGTATAGACAAATGTATGAAGCATTAGGTGTAAAAGACATTGATAAAATACTAATTCGTCCACAACCCCCACAACCAAAGGACCCAGCATTGGAGCATATTGATGCTCTTGCTGGGGCAACCTTCCAAGCATTTCCAGGACAAGATCATAGAGCACATATGACTGCGCATTTAAATTTTATGGCAACAAACATTGCTAGAAACAATCCAGTTGTTATGGCAAGTTTAGAAAAAAATATATTTGAACACATTTCATTAATGGCTCAGGAGCAAGTTGAATTAGAATTTAGACAAGAAATACAGCAAATAATCGCAATTAGACAAAATCCACAAGCTATGCAAAATCCACAAGTTCAACAACAAATGATGATGTTCAATCAAAAGATTGAAGGAAGAAAAGCAACTCTAATTGCTGAGATGATGGAAGAATTTATGAAGGAAGAAAAAGAAATCACATCACAATTTGACAATGATCCAATTGCAAAACTAAGAGCAAGAGAATTAGATCTTAGAGCTCAAGAAAATATGAGAAAAGAACAAGAAGGACAAGAGAGATTGAATCTGGATAAAATGAAAGCAATGATGAATAGGGAAAATCAAGAAGAAAAACTACAACAAAACGAAGAATTAGCAAAATTAAGGGCTAATACTTCAATTGAAAAAACAATTTTATCTAAAACCATGCCTTCGACAGATTCAATAATGAAAAAATATTAATTATGGGAAAAGAAATGACAAAAAATCAAAAAAAGATTAAAAAAGTTATGAAAGAGTTCAAAAAAGGCAAGCTTCATAGTGGAAAATCAGGAAAAATTGTAAAAAATCCCAAACAAGCTATTGCAATTGCTTTATCAGAAGCTAAAATGAGTAAAAAAAGGAAAAAATAATGAAAAAAAATATTTTTGACAAATTAGAAAACAAAGTTCCTATGCCAAAAGGTGGAAAAACTAATGGTACAGTAATGAAACAAAAAAATATTGAGATGACTAGTCCAACTGAATCTCAAAAAGTTTCAGTTAAAGGAACAGGCAAAGCTAGAAAAAGAACAGCTACTTGGTACTAGGTTATGTTTCCATGGAGTTTAATAGGCTCTGGAGTTAAGGCCGCAGTAGAAATCTATTCTAACAAGAAAAAATCTGAAATCGCTATGTCAGAAGCAGCATTGTTGCATGCTGAAAAAATGAAACGCGGTGAAATTGAATATTCCGGTAAAATATTTGAAGCACAGAAAAACGATTGGAAAGATGAATTCATTTTATTGACGTTATCAAGTCCTCTGTTTTTATTAGCGTATTCTGTATTTGCAGAAGATGAAGATATTTCTAAAAAACTAGACTTGTATTTTGAGAAATTACAAGGTATGCCTTGGTGGATAACTGGATTATGGATTTCAGTCGTGGCGGCCGTGTATGGAATCAAAGCAACTGATATCATTAACACAAAAAAAGGAAAGTAATATGATTAAAAAAATAAAACAAAAACTTTGTGAATTAGTTTGTAAAATATTTGGTATTACACAATGTTTGTGTAGTCACGAATGTAACTGTAAAAAGGAGAAAAAATAATGAAGAAAAAAATACCAGCAGGTAAAAAAGGAAAAGGTATTAGAGCTTTAAAAGCCAAAGCCCCAGAGATAGCTGCAAAAATGGGCTACAAAAAAGGTGGCAAAGTTAAAAAAGGAATGTGTAAATGATGAAAGGCTATCATAAGACAAAGAAAGGAACTATGGCTAAAAAAGGTCTTTGGTATAATATTCAACAAAAGAAAAAAAGAATCGCTGCAGGTTCAGGTGAGAAGATGAGAAAACCTGGAACGAAAGGCGCACCAA